TCACCATCCAAATGACACTATGCCTAAGGTAATGCAAACTAAGGCTACTATTTGGAGAGACTTTAATGGCAAGGGAGAAAAGAAAACCAGAAGACCCAACTTCAGAGAAGGCTATATGGTTAGCTTAAAAAATGATGGTCGAGAAATGCATTATAGAAGCGGGTATGAGTGCGAAGTGTATGAGGCGTTAGAGAATATAGAAGAAGTTTTATCTTATGATGTGGAGCCTTTTAAGGTTCCATATTTATTCGAAGGAGAAAAGCACGACTACAACCCAGATTTAGTTGTCAACTTTACAGACGGTCACACAGAGGTTTGGGAGATAAAACCTAGTAATCAAACAGATTTGCCTAAAAATCATGCTAAGTGGAATAGCTGTGATATTTTTTGTAAAAACAGAGGCTGGAAGTTTGTCGTTATGACAGAAAAAGGTATTGGCAAGCTAAAACAAGCGGCAAGAAATAAAGGCAGTTTTAATGATTTGTTTTAGAAGTCAGTCCGTCTTGAATTCCCTTTTTCCAAAATTCTTTTAAATCTTCTTTGTTTTCAAGTATTTCCGGATATGAGTTCATATCTTTGTTTTCTTTTAATATGTTCCATCTCTTAAAATCATCTAAGTATATTTCATTGTCTATGATCTTTTGATCTCCATCAAGACTAAATAGATCTATTGGTTTTGGGATATTTATTTTTGTGTTAAATTCAATTAAATTATGTTTATTCTGAGTAATTATCTTGCTGCACGCATAAAGAACTCCAGCTGCATAGCAAGACTCCTTTGTTTCATTTAAGAAAAATTCATCAAGTGGTCCGCCTGTTCTACTTGAAATAGTTCCTTCCAAGTCAGTTTTCTTGTCAAGAAATCTGTTGAACATTTCTGTAAATTTTTCTTTTGATTGATTGTTTTTTATTATTTTTTTAAAATATTTTCTATTTAATGATGTTTCGCTTTCATGGTTGCTGTAAACCATGTGAGATGGTCGCATAACCAAAATACAATCGGCACCGAGACCACTAAGTAATTCGAATTCATTTAAAAAACGACAATCATCAGTAACATAATTTTTATTTGACTCTATTTGCTCTTTCAGAGAATTTACATGATATTCTGAATCTACTCTTCTGAGAACTTCTGTTCCAACGAACTGTAACACATCTCTTTTGCTTTCAAGAGAGACATTTTCAATATCATTAGGAAGAGATAAATTTAGAATTTTTTCTAAATTGCCTTTAAGATCTAGCCAACATATTGATTTTTCAAATTTTTCTTCTTTTTTAATAGGATCACTCAGATCTTCTATTGGACAATTGATTAATTCTGATGTTATTTTTTTGAGTTTATCTGCAAAGCTAATTTTTATAAAGCCTCTTTTTATAGCTTCATTTGCAAGTGTTGTTTTGCCGCTTAATTTACGCCCAGAAATAGATATTATCATGTTTTTTTACTCTAATGGAGATGTGAGGAGTTATTTTAACAAAAACTAATATGGAACACAAATGTAAAAACTGCTTTCTATTTAATATAAAAAAAATGGAGTGTAAAGTGGCTATATTAGTTGATGGTATCCACAGAAATTTACCTGTTTTTCCTGAGGATAATTGCCACTTGGAGGAACTTAACATACCAGTAGATCAAGTTAGATGGTTCGAAGATAAGCAAGATGACAATAAAGTCAAAATAGAATACCCAGAAGGTTTCTTTGGCAAGGAGAATGATGGCGTGTAATCCACCATATAAAAGAGGTTTGACCGGAAAAATGCCTGGCGGTTGTTGCGAATTTCCTGGTGTTTTACGACAAGATTGTTATGATTATATAAATTTTGATTATTATTGCAGCAAGGTTCTTTATTGTTTGGAATTTTCTGGAATTAAACTTGTTTTTTGGGCTGATCATGGTTGTGATTGTGCTAAATATAGTTTCTATTTTGGAAGTATAGGGGGAGATGGTAAGTGGGATCAAAGTAAAGAAATATTTTTAAGTGAGATAAATCTGAATTCTACAGACGGACCAAATCCCGGCGGTCCCGTCCCCCCAGAATATTCTTGTTATAATGATCCAAAAAAAACTCCTGATGGTACAGTTTGTTGTGTGAGTGGCGGTAATGTATCCTTACAAACAGCTACCGTTTCTCCAGATTTAATAAAAAATATAGAACAATCAGAATCAGGCTCTGATTGTATTAATGTTTTTGTTAAATTAAAGTGTGAATCTGTCAACGACCCGGGACACACAGAATGTACTACCGTTTCTCGACCTCCTGATGGATGTCATGGTAGTGCTACTAATTATATTGCTTTTTCTGAAGATGGTTGTTGTTTATCTACTGGAACTCTTGATTCTGGGGCAGATAGTGATTGGGGGCAAGGAGTTGCTCAAATAAAAATTTGTTGTAATAATTGTCCAACTCCGACGCCAACTCCTACACCATCTGTGGGTTGTAATTGTTGTGTATATAGTAGCGGAGGGGGTCTTCAACAAAGTGTTTCTTGTATTGAATCAACAGATGAGTCCGATTGCTACTCCCAAGGAGGTTCGGTTTACACTGCCGGAGTAATTAGTTGTCCGACTAATCCGAGTGATGCTTGTATAAGGTGTGATGTGATTTGTATGCAAAATTATGGCAAATTATGTAGTCAAGATGAAAAAGGTTGTGTTTGTCAAGGAGTGCTAACAGGTAATTTCGTAGATCCTTATTTAAATGAGCCAATGTTTTATAGCTTCGGAGCAGAAGAATATTTAAGCCCGCCGCAGCCAGAATATGCTTCCGTAATCCAAGAAGAGTCTAAGATAGAGGTTGAACCGGTGTTTTCTACCCAAGCAACATCTAACTGCAATATAACCGCTCAACTAAGAACTACGGGATGCTGCTTAGAGTTTGAAGAATCCACAGGTAGAATGTATGCTGTTGGTGCCGGGACTGTAACTGCTCGTATAATAAGCGGCTATAGTAGTAAGTGCTGCCCTGATTTTGCCTTAGTTATAAATGGTAAAAAAAATAGCAAGGTTGTTATAGATGGAGAATATTTGACTATAACAACATCTACTAAATGTAAGTGTAATAAAAAATCTCCGTGGAGAACGCCAGGAGGCTTTAAGCCAGGACCTTGTCACAAAGGACCACCGCCGACACCGGGACCATTTAGAATATTAAAAAATATAGAAACAGGTGTGTATCAAATACAATTAAATACTAATTCAAGTCAAAACGATTGCGGCTGCGGATAGTCTTTTTGCATCTTCCACTATTTCTTTAATTTTATCTTCTTTTAAGTTCAGCAAAGTCTTTAGCTTACTTAAGGGTGTTTCAATCATAGTATCTATATTTTTAATATTTGATTCATAGAGTTTTTTGGCTCTTTGTTTTCCAATATTCTTCACCCTGCAGAGATTAACTAGATGTCTTGGAACTCCATTTTGAATTCTTAGTCCAACTATTTCAAGATCTTCTCTTATGTTTTCTTTAAGATCCATATTGTTAATTTGTTTTAATACTTCAAGAGTTCTTGGAAAGTCCATTTGAAGCCCTCTTAAAATGTTGCCCATGTTTGGACTGGGTAAACCCATTAGTAAATTATAATAACACGCTGCGTATTTTATACTGCTATCTGTTTTGAAAACTTTTATACCAAGTTGTCTTAGATGCCCCTCTAGTCTTGCGTTATAAAGAGAAATTTCATCCTTCTCAGCCCTAGACAAAATTCCTGCCTTGTTTGAATCTATGTTTCCCAAGAAGAATGAAAGTAAATAATCGTTATTGAATAAATTGTATTCTGTTATTGTTTGTAAATTAGATTTTAAGTCAGCAACATCAAATGGAGCGTAGTAGTACATGCTTGATATTTTGCCCACTACTGTTGTTTTCCACTGATCTTCGTATTTGTATATTATTCCTCTTTTAACAAGAGATTCTATTGTTTTATCTAAAATAGATGTGTTTAAGCTTTTTGACTGAAAATTACACAATGTTTTTTCGTACCAATCGTGTATATCTTCTGTTGTTTTGATAGATTTATTATTAATTTCATTTACTAAATGAAATGCCAAAACTTTATAATGACCAAAGTCGTTTTTTAGCAACTGAGATTCAATTTTTTCTTTTTTACGCAATCTATCTTTATGTTTATCAAAGTTAGATTCAGGTAGCAGTATGTAGGCGTCACCCATTTTATCAAATCTTGGGCGTCCTGCTCTGCCACACATTTGTATTATGTTGTATGTTTCTACTTCTTCTAATCCTCTATGAACACCAGCAATAATAACCCGTCGAGCTGGTAAGTTGAGACCGCAAGCAAGAGTTGAAGTGGCTATTATTACTCTAAACTTTGGATCATTTTTGAATTTATCTTCCAATGCAACTCTTTTTGCTTTTTCTAAATTTGCATTATGAAATTCTGTTTCAATACCTTCTTTTAATAAATTGTTTTTTATGCTTTCGCCTGTTTTCTTTGTGTGAACAAATACAATAAATTTATCCTCAGGATAGTATTTTACTATCTCAATTGCTTTAAATACTTTTTCTTGTTCGTTTCTATCATAAGTTTTATTATCATCATCATATATTTCGTAATGAACGTTCAGTGGGCATGGACGATACTTTGAGTTTAATATAAAACAATCTTTATTTGGCATTAATTTTCGTAGCCAATTTGCTATTTCATTTACATTGGGCATCGTTGCAGACAATAGAATGATTCTTGCGTCTGGATTTAATTCTGAAAAATTAATTAATCCAACTTCTATATGATCACCTCTGCCCGGAGTTGTAATCAAGTGACTTTCATCAATTATTAATGTCTTTACAGATTTGATGAAATCATTGTTTTTATTTCTGCTTTTGCTGTTTAGCATCTCAGAAGTCATTATGATTAAGTCTGCGTCATCTAATGAATCTTCTTTTCCTAATTTATAATCTCCCGTGCATATTGCTGTTTTTAAATCAGAAAAATGATGCTCTTTGCTTGTCCAATCATCGTATCTTTCCTGAGCCAGCGCCTTAATAGGTACAAGCATCATTCCTTTGCCGCCTCTTCTCCTGATCTCATCAGCGAGAAAGAGTTCAGAACAAACGGTTTTTCCCGCACTTGTATTTGCAGCAACAATTCCGTTTATGTCTTTGTCGTAATACTCTAAGAGTCTGGATTGGACGCAATTAAAGTTTTCAAAATCCCAAGTTGCATGAGGATACTCTTTAGTTGGAAAAATAGTATCGCTATCAGTGATTTCTATCAATTCGCCCATTTCAAAATCCCAATAGAGTAATAATTACCCAACAAGCAAACAGTTGGGTCAATCAAAATTATTTAATTTTTGATTAATTGGTATCTTTTATTGTGTTCTTTCTCTACGAATTTGAACACTTTGTCAATCATATCATATAGATCATTAGAAGATTTAGCACTGTAGAACCACTTAGAAAAATCATTATTTTTGTCCAAAAAATTAATTGCTTCACTTGTATCACCTAAAAATCTTTCTGACAATCTTGAATATAAAAACTTAATATCTTCTTCGTTTAAATTACTAACATATTCTTTTATAAAATTATCTGGATTTTTCATAGCAACTCCTTAAATTAAAAGGAAGGTAAAGGTTAGGACAAAAAGAACAACATTAAATACAGTTTAGCAAAATATTTTTCTTGTTCAACGTTCTAATAAAAATTTACATTATTAGGTTCTAATAAATAGTAATCAAAATCTCCAAACTCTTTATGTTCATATTCTCCACTATATGGATTCATTATTGGTTTTTCTTTTTCATCACATACCTGAGTCCAACAATAAATTTTTCTGTTGTTGGAAAAAATTTCTATTAATGAAATATATTTATTTCCAAGAAATTTTTTTGCTATTTTGCAAGCGACGTTGAAAGGTAAAAATTGATGATTTTTAGAATGTATTTGTAGAGATTTTATTTTATGGTCTTTAAAATCAGAAATTGAGTAAAACACAACTACGGTATATCCATCAATTAATATTTCTGAAGATTTCAACACAATCAGATCCTGATCATAGTCCATAGAAACATTTGGGAATGTTTTAGAAACTAGCGATTGCGCTATTTTTTTCATTCTGTTTATCGCTTCTTCAACTTTATTAGCCATATTATATTTATCCGTCTTGATTTCAGAATTTACATATATTATAATAACAAATTAGGAAAACCCAATGAATAAAAAATATTGTCTCAGAATAAAAACTTTTGATGGAAGAAGTCTTTATATTAATTTTAATAATTATTCAAAAATTGTAAAATTCAAAAAGATTCTTTTTAAAGATTTGGCTAAAGTAGTATTTAAAGGTCAAAAGATATTATCTTTTAAGAATTTGTCTGCCGCTATTGCTGATCACACGTTTAATGATAGGAAGATTTCAAAGAAAAATGACAATCTTTCGAATGATATAAAATCTTATATTATGAAATCTTTTGAAAAAGATAGTTTTCTAAACTTTAACAATTTAAAAAATAAATTTAAAGACTATGATGTTACTACTGCAAATTTATATAATTACTTAAATAATATTAAAAAATTATATAAAAAAGATGGAAAAGAAATAAAAAGAATTCGATCTGGGATATTTAAAATTCAAGAAGATTAGTCTTCTTTTATTCTTTTATTTTGATTTTCTTCTGTGATGCTTTTCTTTGGCTTTGGTATTCCAATAACTCTTTTGAAATATCCCCATTCTGATTCATAGTTAGGATTATTTACTACTAATCCGAGCTTTAAATATTTTTCAATTATTTTTTCAACGTCCTCCATATCCAGATCAGTCTCCCTAGAAATAGTTCTAACATTCTTCCAGGTTATTTCTGGATCTCTAGACAGAGAGATGAAGAATTTTTGTTCTTTATCTCCTTCTTCTGTTCCTTGTGGATAAATATCAAACCAATCTGGTGTTTTTTTCATATAATTATATACGTATTAACTATAATATAGTTAGTAAAAGGATACAAAAAATGAAATATGGCAAAAAACTATCTGCTCAGAAGAAAAAAGAAAAAATGACAAGATTGATGGCAGGCGAAGGTGTTTTTATTTATGAAAACAATACCGATGCTGATCTTTCTTTGCCAAAACCCTCGATAGAAGGATTCACCAGAGTTGGACCAAGAAAAAGATTTAAAGGCGATAGTTATTTTATGAGTTTAGTTAAAACTCCAATATGTTTGTTAAAGTTGATTGAAGAAGTCAAAGAAGATCTTAAAATTGAAGAAATTGTCGTAGAAAACAAAATAAGTCATGAAAAAAAAGAGGATGGTTTAATAAATAATAAAGGCAAAAAAACTATTAAGGTTAAAAAAGCCAAAAGGAAAAAAGCAAAAAAAGGATCTAAAACTAAAATGAAAGAAAAATTGATTCTAGACCAGCCTGACGTAGTTACCGAAGCTGGCAAGTTGGAGCAAATAGAAACCGAAGAAACTCAAGTTCAAGAAGAAAAGCTTCTTACAGAGAATCCTTCTGGGGATATAGAGATCATTTCTGAGTGATCATGGTGATCCGCCATCAAATTTAATGTTTCTTCTGTATTTATCTTCTATTCCCCTTAATGCCACGGGTGCTTTTAGAACCCACTTACAATTTTTGTTGTTTATGCAATAGGTTGTTACGTTTTTTATTTCTTGTTTATTATTTTTTAAATCTTTTATCTTTTTTGGTAAATTGCGCATGATAGAATCCTTTCTATATTAGGGTGAGCCTCCATCCAACAACAAAGAGTCTATTTCTTTTATTATTTCCGACGCCTTCACATCATTATCGATATAACCAGTCTTAAAATTATCTGAACGTAAATTATTAATAAGGCTTTTAAGTTTTCTTAGTGTTCTTGTTATTCCGGCTGTTGTTCTCGATGATGCAGCAACATTTGTGAAGTATTCTGTTACCCCACAACCACCAGTATTCATTATTAATGTTTCAATATACGAATTAAAACTTTCTACTTCTTGTTGAGCCTCCAGGTATCTGCAAAGTTCTTCTTCATCGTGAAGACTGTTAAACGTATCTTTGTAGATAAAAATGGGCTGACTATCTTTAAAGTTTAAAATTACTTTTTTGATTGCAATTTTTTCTAAAATACCCAATCTGGCTTTTCTTATGGGATAGAGTATTTCTCCTATTGAAAACTTTGAAGGATAAAGTTTTTCAACGTTTATTACTGGGCATCCAAAAAATCTTAATTTTCCATCACTAATAAATGTATAGTCCATATATTTATATATTCTTTTTTCATATATAAATTAAACATCAAAATTGAGGGAGCAAAATGACTGAAGAATTAAGAGCTTTGATTCAGTTTAGAAGAGGAACAGCCCAAGAGTGGATTGATAAAGATCCTCTTTTGGACTCTGGTGAGCCCGGTTTTGAAACAGATACTGGCTTGTATAAAATAGGCGATGGGATACATTATTGGTCAGAACTACAGTATTCTAATCAAGCTACAAGCCCATTAATTTTAGGCGACAGTGCTGATTTTGTTCAAAAGACCACAATTAGATCCCCAGAAGTTGATTTTAAGTCTATTATAGAAGTAGATATATTTGAGGTACCTCCTGATTATATGTTTCTAATAGACTCTATGGAGGTTGTTACTAAAACAATAGATAATCCCATAGATAGCCCAGTTATAAGATTTGGAAATTCACAGAACCCGGAAGCTTATTATCAAAATTCCACCGTTTTTAGCAATAGTTTGGGCGCAAGACATGTTATGGAAATTCCTCAAAACGCAATTTACGAAGGAACAATAGTAACTTTTGGAGTCTCCGCTCCCAGCACAGCCGATCTTCATACTGGATATGCTATTGTTTATGGAAGTTTGATTCGTGTTATTGCTCCTTGATTTATTTGTTTATAAATTGATATATAAAGTATGTTTGAGATTAAAAAGATAGATAAAAAATCTATTAAAAAACAAGATGTAATAGATGTAACGCCAGAAGTTACACCTTCTCCTTCTCCTACCCCTGTTGTGTTGGGTTACAATTCTGCAAATTGTAACAATGTGGCTGATTGGAATTCTCTAAACGGAAACGTTACGTCTGTTGGAACAAATGGTGGTCCAAGTGCATATGGAACATATGATCAAAATGGTAATGTTTTTGAATGGAACGATGTTGATGGCACACTTTCCACTGGTTTAAGGGGTGTTTTAGGTGGTGCTTGGTCATATACAACAAGTGATTTTAATACCAATATAAGCCTTAATGATCCTGGACCAATATCAGAGATAAATTCTGTAGGCTTCAGAATAGCAAGTGATTCAAATCCAGACAATCTGTCTAATTTTGTTTTTGTTGGCGATGCAGGCAATGATCAGGATTCAAATGGTCGTGGATCTGTGGATCATAATTTTTATATAGGAAAATATGAGGTTACAAATGACGAATATGTAGAGTTTCTTAATTCTGTTTATGATTGTTGTGGACTCTTCAATGTTAATATGCAGGCAGACTCAAGAAGCGGCATAATTCGCACAGGATCAATTGGAAGTTTTACATATGAAGTTAGACCCAACATGGGAAACAAACCAGTTGTCTATGTTTGCTGGTTAGATTGTGCAAGGTATTGTAATTGGTTGCATAATGGTAAAGATCCAACTGCCGGAAGCACAGAGACAGGTGCCTATACGATTAGCGGATTGTCGGCAGTTATTCCAAACAATAATGCAAAATATAGACTTCCAACACAAGATGAATGGTATAAAGCAGCATATTATAAAGGAAGCGGATTAAATTCTGGTTATTGGACGTATGCAACTCAAAGTGATAATCCTCCTGAGTGTGTTTGCGCCACTTCAACAGGAGATGGTGTAATATGTGAAATTATTCCAAAATTAACTCCAACACCTACTCCGACAAAAACTCCAACACCTACTCCTGAACCTACATCCGATTCTTGCACAAAGGTCTGTTTTAGAATGGCGTGTCCTCAGAAGTGCATAGTGATTCCTCCAACCCCTAAGCCAGAATTAGGAATAAGAGATGTTCATTTTACAGGAGCATTATTTAATGACCATGTTTTATGTGGATGGTATGAAAGACCCCAGTATGCAAACGACCATCTTGCAAATTGCTTCTTAGATGCCGATGACTATGTATCTATAGGCGAATATCCAGATAATTCCGTAGCGTTTTATAATGCCGCTCACACTACATTTGATTCAATTGCAATATATCCTGGTTCAAGACTTACTATTTATTCTGGTAAAAATTTTACTGGATCTATAGTTCTGGATGTCATAGGACCGGCACTTATATGGAATAAATACTATAAGGACATTATGCCAAGTGGGTCAACCACAGTTCTTCATGATATGACAACAGATTGGGATTCAGGTTTGAATGAAACATTTCCACCAAGTAAAAGATTTGCTATGGATCCAGCCAAAGGTCATGATATGTGGCTTTGGGCAAATGGTAGTTGCAAAATCACATCTGTGGACGTTGAGTCAGAAACAGAGCTGTTGATCCCCAGTCCTTCTTCTTTGTCAATTGATGAAGAAAATATAAATTTATCATTTGCAAGCACTATTTCCCCTGTTAATTTTAAAGCTATGGAAGTGACTCCCACTCCCAATTGTTGTTCCGAAGTAGTTTTAAAAACCATAGATGTTGGGCACAAAACATTAGGAATAGCAATTAATCAAACTTCAAATAAAGCCTATGTTTCTTGTGATGATAATAAATTATTATTTTTAGATCTTAGCTCAGAAACTGTTTTACAAGAAATAAACATAGGATTGGGCAAAGATATAGTTACATATGGAGGTGGTGGTTTAAAATCCAGAAAAGTTGTTTTTGATCCTGTAAAAAATAGAATTTATGTTGTTAATCCTGGAGATGACACAGTTTCTGTAATTGATGAATCTACGGGAAATATACTGACAAACATATCAACTGGCGCCCTACCCGTGGGAATAGCTCTTAGTCAAGATGCCGACACTCTTTATGTTACCAACGGGGATGATTGTACAGTTAGTGTTATAAACACAATTGATTATTCCACCATACGAACTATATCTTTGCCACAAGAAAATTCACAACCGTACCTCTACAGACTAGCAGTAGTTCCATCTGAAGTTGGAAACGCTGGTCAAGGTATACCAGCGGACAATGGATACTTAATAGTTGGTGGAAGATTCGCTAGATTTTTTATTGTTAATTTGTCAGATGATTTATTTATTAAAGTGGATTCAAATGCAGATACATACGATATAATCCTTACAGGATTGGCTGGTAGCCTAAACCCCCCAAGAACAATACCTTCGCAGTTTTATGTTTCTTGTTTCACAGATAGTGCAGGTTTGAATGAAGGGGGACTAAGTGGTAATAAAGTGGCGATAAACACGAGCAATTTAGGCTATACTGGTGTGCAGGGTATGGCTGTATCTACTGATTGTTCTAAACTATATTGCGCCAGCACAAGTCACATAGGCGTATTAGATCCTGCTTCAAATACAAGCTTGGGCGTTATAACAGTAGAATATGGGGCTGCGCATGATGTGGAGATAAATAGAAATTTAAATAAATTATATATTACAAATGATACTACGAACAATATATCCGTAGTTGGTTGTTTGTCTGTCGATCCAACTCTAACTCCAACTCCAACTCCAACTTTAACTCCTTCCCCAACTCCTACAATTCTTCCAAAATATTTGTGCTATAGCAATGAATTTTGTGTCGGATACACCCCAGAAACACCTGCTCCCACATCCACCCCAACTCCAACACCAACACCAACTCAGACAGCATTTTATTGTGGTGGATGTGAATACTATTTTGATATAAGTGATAATTGGGTAACTGTCACCAACGATTGTAATCCTGGTTGTCAGTGCGTTGAATCTACGTGGCACGCAGGTTTATGCCACGGTCAGGAGAGCTGCACATGCACTGTAGAATGCCAACCCATTCCTCCTGGATAATTGACAAGCTTGTTTTAGCTGTCAATCTCCCTAGAGCTGAAAAGAGGTTCTCCAACATTATCGAATCCCACTACTTTTATTTTATTTTCTAAATAATTTTTAAGTAATATTTGTCCAACTTTAGCATTGGTTGCCCAATTGGCAATTTGCATCAAATTTTTTTCGTTCAAAAACCCATCAGCAACACCGTTTGTCAAAATGGTATCTAGTTCTTCTTTTGAAAGAGCAACATATTTTTTCTCAACATCACACCAGTTTAAATCATCGGCGGCTATAAGTTTGTTCAGGGTTTGTTTATAAACATTATTTTCATCCATAATTTATGTTCCTTTTTTGTAATTATACAAAAATTGAACATAATATCAAGTTTAAAAACATAGATATATTTATGGCAACTGCAATCACACCTGAATTATCAAAAATACAATTGCTTAGTAATATGCTTAGCTGCAATGATTATTATGCTAAGCTTTTTGTTAATAATTTAGATGAAAATAATCTTCAATTTACAGAAGCTAGTTTTTCAGGATATTCTAGGGCTATCTTGGATAAAAATTCTTGGCAATATCCAACATCAGAATCTGGTGTTGTGATTTCTTATTACGAAACTCCTATTGTTTGGTATTCGGCTAGTTTTTCTGTTGTATCTGTTTACGGATATTATATTGTAGATTCTTCCGGCACTGTTTTATGGTATCAAAAATTTCCATCTGTTATAAACGTGCCCAGGAATAAAGCTATAAGTGTGGCAATAAGAGCGGTTGTTGGTTTCATTCAATAAAAATAAAAAAAGCCGGTCGAAACTATTTCTAATTTCGACCGGCTTTAGTAGGCAGTAGGAATTTGCAATCCAATCAGACTTTCGTCAAGAATGAACCGCTCAATTTAGTCCATCGCTTTATGGCAGTTGCACAGGCTTCCTCTACCATTGAGCGTTTTTCGCCCACCATTTTTAACCTGTGTGTGATAATCGTGGTCTGCTTGGTTGCTCGCATTTCTATTTCTGTTTGATTTATTTGCAAAATACCACCTGTTACCAGTAGCCCCTTTTGCAATTAGTCTTGCAGTATTTGATTTACTTGCACCAAGTATTTGCCTCGATACTCTTAATGTTTAACGTGTTTAAGCCGCACGTCGCTTCTGGGGATTATTGAAGGTTTTCACCGTCCCAGGCTCAACATCATTATTCTCCGTCGCCACGGATGCTCCGTTTTTAAGCGGAGGGTTTTTACCAAAGATTCTGCCATCTCCTTGGTTTATCCCATGATGCCTCAAGGACCGTTACATTAATTTGTTTAAGATATTTCTTTTTCAAGAAACATTGCGTTCTTAACTTTGTTAATGTCGTTGTTAAATTTTTGTTCTACATAATCATTTCTGTTTGTGTAGTTTATTTAATTTAACCATCCTATCTGCGAAGCCCACTGTAGAGTTCCGATTAAAACTCCCCCTTGAGTATTAAACAAGGTTTTGTTTTTATCGTGCATTGTTTTCTTTTGTTTTTCAACTAAGATTTCAATGCCCCTGCCCCTTTTTGGATTAGACTTTTGTTATCGTGGAAATCTTTCGACTCCATCGACTGTCCCTACAGATTAATTTTTCTTGCCAACACCTTTTCGATGTTGGCGAGGACTTTGTTTTGAATTGTCAAAGATCAAGTTTTGTTCAACTTCATCGTTTCCGACGTCGTTGATACACGCATTCTATCAATCCTTTTCTGGTCTGCAAGTCCCCTCCAAAAAAATTTCTACTGCTGATTTTCCGAGGAAAACTCAGTTTGTTTTTTTTCTGAATCTTTTTCTTTTGTTTTTTTGCACCAAAAACATTCTTTTTCAAACTCGTCTACCACTTTTCCACACTTTTTACAAAAAATATAAAGAACCATTTTTTCTCCTTATTTGTTTTTGTTTTTTTTTATATTTTGTTCTAAAAGCTTTTCTTCAAATTTTTTATCAAAAAATTTTGGAAATTTATATAAAGTTATTGTATATCGTATGTTTCCTTCTTCATCCTCCATTTTTGTCCAATCTATCTTTTCACAATGACACATGGAGCTTGACAGATCGTACGCCAAAAATGGAGTTTCTGTTATAGATGCCGCCACTTCTGCACAAAACAATAAAAAAGCAATAATCACAATAAAAACCTCCTGTTTAAACTTAATTATAACATACAACAACAATACATTAAAGATAAAGTTTTTTGTGATAACCACTATTATACCCGTTTATAAGCTATCGGAATATAGAAAAAGAAATTTAGAGTTTATTTATGCTCGCTTGAAAGAACAGCTACCGGATTGCAGAACTATTGTGGCAGTCCAATCTTCAGACGAAGATGGTGATTATTACGACAAATTTGATGAAATAATTTATTTTAAAAACAATTTTCAAACTTTTAATAAAAGTGCTTTAATAAACTATTCAATAAATAATGTTAAAATAGATAGCAATTTTTTAATGTTGTTAGATGGTGATGTGTATTTCAAATTTAAAAATTTAAAAGAAAAACTATCAGAATTATGCAATGAAAAAATTATTAAACCGTTTAGCGAATGTGTTTATTTGACAGAATCTTTGACTTCGGAGTTTATATCAGATAGAAAAATTTCTCTATCTGGAGGATTAAAAAGAATTTCAGCTTTGGGTGGTGGAGCTTTGATTTTAAAAAATAGTCTCTTAAAGGATGATTCTGTAAGATATGATGAAAATTTTTCTGGCTGGGGTTGGGAGGACATAGACTTTGGTGATACGCTTAGAGCCAGATTTTCTGTTCACACAATAGAACAGGTATCTGTTCATCTTTATCACTCGGTGGACACTAATTCTTCTTTTAATTATTCATATTATAAAAATAAAAATAAACCTAAAAATAAAATAGTCCACGCTTTTAGTTATGCTTGTGTGGACAAAGAACACAGATTGTATTCAGCTCAAAAAAGTGCTGTAGATTCTTATTTTATTGCCAAAAAAAATCTTGATGTGTTATTGTTAAATGCCTGTTCTCAATTTTGTCTTAATAATGATAATATTAAAACTATTCCTATAAATAAAACTGCCAAAGATATCGGGCACGATAGGGATTTGCCGTTTTTAAACGATGTTATAAATTCTGCTTTGCCATATGTTGAAAATGATGGCTGGGTTTTTTACACAAACACAGACTGCATAGTTAGTGAAAAAATATATGAAGATATAATTAAATATAATTATGATTATGTTGAGTTCAAAAGACAAGATGTAGATGAAAAAGGAAACTACATCAGAACCATTCAAAGGGGAACAGATGGTTTTGCAATTAAAAAGAAACTACTGGAAAATAATCCTATTCCAAAACTAATTATAGGAGCGCCATATTGGGATGATGTTATGTCCAAAATTTACACCAGGCTAGCTGATAAATTTATGGTAGTTAATAATGAATTAACTCATTTTTATCACAATGATACATATAATTTAAACAAACTAGATATAGCCGGAGAGTTTAATTATAAGCAATTAATGTCGCTGTAGAAGCTTACCATTCTATAAAATTTTCTGTAGACTTTGAGTTCAAGAAAAAGTAAACAGCTTCTTCTGTTGTTGTTGTTGGAGTGGGAGTGGGAGTGCTAGGCATAGGAGGAACAATACAGCTCGTCCCCCATTTATAACTACCTGAATCTGAATTTGAACTCATAGAAAGTGTTATACTGCTATGAATTCCTGGGAATATAATTATTCCGTATCCGGATTGTCCACCTATAGTGTTGCTGTTGATTTGATATATTCCACCACTTGAGATATTTGATTCGCAAGCATCTCCAGTGGTGGAATTACAATATATTTGACATGGAACAGAAGAACTAATGCTAATATACTCTATGAAATCACTTCCTATATTCCCTAATTCAAATATTGCAAGAACAGGATTGGTTACAGGTTGAGAGAAAGTAAAAGTTTTGTCCCCGACCCACCATCCAAGTTTATAATCAGAGCCATTTAGAGGTTTATCATCACAAGTCATATTATCATAGCAAAATGCGTTTCTCCAAGGTCTTGTATCGGTCTCAAAAACTGTAATTTCCCCATCGTTGGTAGATATTTTCTCATTATCGCCGGATCCACTGGACCAAATAACACAGTCGGATGTGGGTGTTGGCGTAGGTGTTGGACAAGCTACCCAACTATCTAAAAGTGTTGCTATGATTTTATTATCACTCGCCAACAAAGAACAATCAAGTTTATCGCTTGGGACTTGTATCCAAGTTCCATCTCTTGATTTAAATTCAAGACCGCAGCAATTGCCAGAATCATTTTTTACGCGAACTTCGTATACTTTACTTCCATCTTCTAAGGTTTCTTTTTCAATTACATCCAAAATTTCAAGACTGCATTTGCAGCAAGAGAAAGGATCTATTGTGAATTCATAATAAGCCCCAGAGTGATACAAAGGATCAATTGTGTCAACGCTGATTTCTATTATGTTCAAGCCTTTTGGAAGAATTTTTGAATAAGGATTCAAAGGAACAGAAACTATTTCTTCTACGGGGTCACATCCTTTATTTCCTCCAACAGAATGACCCAATATTACTTTTGATCCATTTATTTTTATTTGCATTTGTTCGTAACAAGAATCTTGAACTTCGGCTTTGCCTTCCCATCCTATTGTAACGTTGGTTGCATAAGCTAATTGTAAATAAAGTTTACATGTTGATTTTTGAATGTTTTTATTATATTTTTCACAGTTTATATCATTTTCAAAATCTATTCTTATTTTATTGCCATTTATACTCCAAGGACTTTTAACCACACTAGACCCATCTTTATAGAAAAATCCTTTATCTTCGTTCCAAGAGTATCTTCTTATGTTTCCCTCTTGGTTGTCTCCAATAAATCCTTGTTCGAATATTTCTACGCAATCATTATTACCCGCATCACAAAAACCACCTATCTTTATTTTCTCACAACCAGGGATAGAAATTACCCCATCTACTATGTTGGACTTCCAGTTTGTTACAGTTTTATTCCAGTATGCGAGTCCTTTTGAATCACTTATTGTCAGGTCATCAGAACCCATATCTACTGTTATTTTATTTCCACTATCGTCTGTTCCTTCCCAAACATTATCTCCCGACTTTATAAGCTTTAAATTAAAGCATGGTATATCGCAGGTGGTTGGAGCACCGGGATCTTCATAACAACATTGGTTATATTCAAAAGTAAAATTAAAATCTTCCCCGGTCCCACCGGCATAATTTAAATTATTAATATAACAAGGAGATGTTAAATTTGTTCCATTTAAAGAGTAATTTCTAATTCCGAGAATTCCCCAATTTCCGTTGTTGTTAAGTTGAATGTTTTTCATCTTGACCGTATTTGTTCCTTCTATAACAAAACTTGGATCAAAATTATATTTAACCATTTTTGATAACGGACAGGCAAAATCTGGTTCTGTAATGATTAAATTGGGATTATTATTTGCAATAAATACCGATCCAATAAGATCATCTATGGATAAATCTGCAACTCCTATTAAGTGATCATTTAGATAAATCTCAAAATTATCATCTTTTGCAGCATTTGCATTACAGATAGAAAAAACCATAACTCTGTCGCAGCCATCAGGAGTTGGAGTTATAGATGGGTTTGTAAGTGTTGGAGTTGGGGTTGTAAGTGTTGGGGTTGATATTATAGGTGTTGGTGTTGGTGTTGGTGTTGGGGGCAACGTGGGGAGTATTCCTTCGGTTAGCGGAACGCTGTATATTTCTATTTTGTGAATAGTTCCAGAGTCTGTTTCGTTTGGAACCATAAAATCGTCTATACAAAATAATAAAATATTATTATCGGCTACTGCGCTTCTTCTGATTGAATCATCAAAAACGAATTGAGCACTATTATCAACATATGTTTTTACTTGCCCGTTTGAAGATCTTGTTATTATATATCTACATCTCTTTCCTGCCGTCACAGTCCCCACTATTCCGCTATATGGATAAAATTGTAGTCCATGATTGCCCCCGGAATTAAAAACATACAATCCATAGTCTGATGTTCTGTTTTTAAAATCTAATATTCTTTGCCAAGCCGCAGGACCTAATGTGTTAAAAGTTATATCTACAATTATTGTGTAGTTTTCAATATTAGACAAAGCCCCAGTTAGAGATAAGCCTTGGTTTCTACCAAAAACATAACCATTACTTGTTATGTTTCCGCCAAAGCCGATTAGCGGTGTGCTTCCTACTGAATCTGTTAAACTGCCATTTAATTCATAAGAATGAATTAAATTCGAGCTCGTTAATGCAGATATATTTTTTTCTACGTCTTCCATTTAATTTATATATAAAATTTTAAGTAAAACTTCGTAAGTATATATACTTATTATGGAGCACATTAAAAAAGAATTAATTGAAAAATATATATCTGATTTTAAAGAAAAAAATACAAAAAATATTAATGATTGCATTTCTTTTGTTTTAAAATGTTTGGATGATAGCATCAATCAAGCTGAAAATCTTCCAATTGATGGAGCAAGTAAAAAGGCTGTTGTAATATCTATAATTTATTCAATTTATAATGTTATTATAAGCAAGAATATGCCCGTATATTTAAAGCCGTTCGATAGCATCATAAAGATAATCATCATACAGTTTTTGATTTCTAATATTATTGATTTTTTGGTGCATAAATACAATGAGGGAACATGGAGTAGAAAGGAATCTAATTATGTCTCACGAGGAAAAAACATATAGTTTATTACCGTACGCCAGAGAGGACGTTTGTTCATTACAAGAAGCACAACAAGCCTCTGGTTGGCAAATAACACGATTTAATTTATCTGATAAATGGAAGCTCAGCCAGGGAGAAGGCGTAAAAATAGCTGTTATAGATACTGGTTGTGATTTAAACCATCCAGATCTAAAAAATAATTTACTTCAAGGTAAAAATTTTGTTGAAAGAAACAAAGAGCCTGTTGATGTAAATTCTCATGGAACTCATGTTGCAGGAACAATATGTGCTGAAAACAATAACATAGGAATGATTGGGGTGGCTCCTAAATCAAAGATAATTCCCATAAAAGCTCTTGATGATAGAGGAAATGGCAACCCAAGAGATATAGAAGAAGCCATAATATGGGCAGCAGATCAAGAGGCAGATCTTATAACTATGAGTCTCGGATCTCCTCATCAAGTGGAATCTATGAGAAAGGCTATTTTATATGCATTAAGCAAAAAATGCGTCACATTTTGTGCCGCTGGTAATGCTGGCAAGACTCACGAAATATTCTACCCAGCGAACTACCCAGAAACAATTGGAATTGGTGCAATTGATGAAAATTTAGATAGAGCACCGTTTAGCTGCACTGGAAACGATTTGGATTTCTTGGCTCCTGGGGTCAAGATATTCAGCACAGTTCCAACTAATTGGTATGCTTATATGAGCGGAACAAGCATGAGCAATCCATTTGCTGTTGGTTGTGCAGCACTTCTTTTGGGTTATGTAAGAAACAACAAAATAGACATAAAACTTGAAAGTGACGAAGATTATAGAAAGATTTTAAAGAAACATACAATTTCTCTAAAAAATCCAGAGTTTTCAAAAAATAAATTTTTTGAAGGTTTTGGTATTATAGATCCAAGTAACTTTGAAAGTTGGTTACAAGGCTAAATACCGGATGTATTCCTTATTGGAGACTTAAGTGCTTCCAATAAGGAATTATAATCCATTTTTTCGACTATTTTGTCATTTTTGTGACACCAATCTAGCATTTTTAATATTATTTTTTCTTTAGATTTCAGAACCCAAAAATTATTTATTTTCATATTAATTTTCCTTTTGTTTAAAAGTTTTGCCGATTATATCGTCAAATTCAAAAAATACAACATCAATATCATTTGAAATCTTCTATATATTGTGTAATTTTTAATTATAATAATCATATGGCAATACAAGAATCAGATATAAAATTTTATTATTCTTCTACAAACAGTGGAACCGAATCATTCGGAGGAACATATTCAAGTGAAATAACAGGGAAGTTTTTATTTTCAGATATTTCTCAAGCAACTCTTGCTGATGGCATCATTGACTATAGATGCATATATCTTAAGAATAGCAATCAATCAGAATATTTTAATGATTTTGAGATTTCAATAACAGAGTACGCTCCATCCTATATAGAGTTTGGTTTTTATGGAGTTTATTCTTCAAACTCAACAGTAAATATAACAAATGCTGTGGGTGATGGTTCAAAAGTTGTTTATACCACACAAAGTAACCATGGATTTGTTGCCGGTCAGTCTGTTTTGGTAACAGGAATCACTGGCGATATCTTGAGCGGCTATAATATTAGTGCCACTATAGATTCTGTTACATCAACCACTTTTACAGTTACAAGCGATGCAACCGGAGATTATGTTGTTGAGAGCAGTGGAGGTGTTGCAAGTCAAACAGCAATAAAATTTGTGAATGAAGAACAAATTTTAACAATTAATTATTTATCTTTACCAACCGAAGGCACAAATAGTTATTTTTATCTTCAATATGAAGATCAAACAGTTAAAGTTTTTTGGTTAAGCAATGTAAATAATCAAGCAGCAGAACTACAGACTAAGTTGAGAACTTTGAACAAGCTAGATACTGTAGAAGTTTCTTATTTTGATGGAACCTCTTTTAAAATAACCATACCAAACCAAAGAGCCAACGACACAATAAGTATTGCTGAGGTGTTAACGATAAACGGTGAGCCTACAAATCCTTTGAATCTCACTGTATCCGGGTCTGTCACAAAGTTAGGCGGTCCATCAACAGGCGTCACCAGAAACAATAGCTCCGTATTAATAAATCCTGCCCCTGAGCTACCAACATCTCAAACTGCCCCTTCAATTACTTTTTTTGATATTACAAAAACTTTAAAACTAACTCATTTTTATCCTGGCGATTATTTAGCCATGTGGATAAAAAGAACTGTAATAGCAGGATCGACACCATCAGATGGAGATGGATTTTTAATCAATATAAGCGCTACCGGCACTACTGTAGACGTAACTAGATCCCCTCTTTGCCCAACATGTCCTCCAGCAGAAACCCCAGCCACAACACCTACTGAAATACCTACAATAACTCCCACGGCAACTCCATTTGGATGGACTCCTCCACCAACAGCTACTGCAACACCTACTGCAACACCCACAACAACCCCCACAGCAACTCCATTTGGATGGACTCCTCCGCCAACAGCTACTGCAACACCTACTGCAACGCCAACAGCTACAGCCTATTATCAAGATGGAGACATAGTTACTCTCACATGTACAACCGACAGTCCTACTGTCGAAGGACCGGGGGTCATTTTGGGAATACAAAATCAACCAAATTGTTGCGAAGGTAAGCCTTATATAACCAGGCTTGTAATGCAATATAAATATAAATCATCAGCAGATGAAGGTGGTGTGTGGGCTAATTCTTTACTATACCTGCTAGATAGACCGAGATATGGAAACAATACAGCTCAGAAAATTCAAATTGGAACTATAGATTTCGCAGCAGGATATATCTCTACTTCAAATTCTGGACTGGGCTTTTTATTGAGAGCCGAATTGTGTTCTGGCGACGTTATAGATCAAACAAATTCAGGTTGTAGTATAGAGGGTCCATGTTTTAATTGGGTTGCCGGTAGCATGATATGGAGAACCGGTCTTGGGGATACTGAGCAAGATCCCATGCCGATTCAAGTTCCGTGTACATGACCAGTTTTGATTATTTTGTGTTTTTTTGAAAGATTGGTTTCTTTTTCTTTGTTTTCTTTCAATGCTTCCTTTATTTTTTTACTCCAAGTTAAAACTTTGCTCCTAGGAACGCCCAACAAAGAAGATAGACCATTGCTATTATTTAAAACTAATAAAAAGTCGTGCCAAAAATTATCATTTATATTCTTACCAGTTTCTATTATGTTGTTTATTTCTTTTTCTTCTAGATATTTTTCGAATTTTCCCATATATTTTCTCAGGATTAAAGTTTGATTTATCTGTTTTAAAGTTTCTTGTAAAATATTTACTTGAAGCACCACTTTTTTCAAAATCACCATCTGAGTTGGAAAATGTCTGCGACAAATCTCCAACCATGCTTGCATCCATACCTTCAAAAAATTCTTTAAAATTCATAATGTATATATCAGAAATTTTTCCAAATATATTCAACTCTATTTTTATTTATTATTTTTTTTCTATTTAAATTTTTATATAATTTTTTATAAAGATTAGATTCAAGATTATGTAATAAAACTTTACCATTAAATTTTAATATTAATTTAGAAAACTCTATGTGGTCTTTTTCATCCATTTCTGGTTTGTATGCAGTTTTAATGCACTTGCTTCCACAATAACAAGGCATATCACAATATAAAAAAACATTATCGCAGTTAAAGTTTTTAACTATTTCAATTGCTGGTCTATTATAAAGAAAAACTCCATTTAGTCTCTCTGATATAAAAGATAGATTATCGGCAGAAGTGTTCCAAGAACAACAATCTCCTTGCTTTTTCTTAGAGCTGGACCAACTATAAGTTTTACATAATCCCGCCCTGCTCATTCTGTATAAAATATATTGATTTAAAGAATATTCTATATCGTTTTTAAATTCTTTTTTAGTTAGTTCTTTTTTAAATGTAGTTTGGTTAAATTTTATTGATTTTAATTTGTTTGAAAAATGTTTTTCATTATTCTGTAAAGTTTTAATCAATGTGTATATGCCCGTATTTACATCATTTAAAATACTTATTTTAGATTGTTCTTTTCTTAAAAAAGTCCCACAACAACCACAGAATGGCTCGCAATAAACAAGATCTTTATAGTTTTCTGGAAATTCGGAGATTATGTCAAATTTTTGAATTTTTTTTGGTTTAATTTGTTTTTTCTTTTTCTTCATTAATTATCTTTCCGCAAACACTGCATTTTATTTCAAATTTGCCATAACCTTTTGTTTTTCCATTCCAAAACCAACCCGCATCTTCTTCTTTTTGGCAACCGACACATTTTGCTTCTATGTGTCTTTCTTCTTCTGGTTTGGTTGGATCTATGTAGAAATAGCAATCTTCTTGAATTTTCACAACATAATTAAGTTAAAATTTTCGAAAAAATGCTTTGAAAGTTAATAACTATATTACATTATGGCTTGGTACGACTATTTCAAATTATTTACATATGGTTTCCAAAGAGATCCATATTCCAAATCTCAGGATCCAAAAAACCTGACGGGTGCCGGTGTATCTCAACCCGATGCTCTTCAAACAATGGGCGGCGATGATGTTGCAGCCGGTGCCCAGGGTTTGATGGCTTATCGTCAATCAAATGACATGATTGATATAACCACTCTTACAAACAGGAGTGGAAGATATAAAGAATATGAAAGATTGAGAAATATACCTGAAATCGAGACTGTAATGACAGTCATCTCAGATGAAGCTTGTGTTAGCGCAAGCACTAAAATAGCCACTCCTTTTGGTTTTAAGACAATAAAAGAGCTTGTTGATGAAGGATCAAGTGAAAAGTTCTTGGTTTATTGCTTTGATGAGGAGGCTAAAGATCATACCTTGGGGTGGGCTTACTCACCCAGATTTGTAAAAAAAGAAGAGACGTTAACTATAGTTCTCGAAGATGGTAGCAGCTACACAGCCACTAAAGATCATAAAGTTTTATTACGAAACGGAAAATGGGAAGAAACAGGAAATTTAAAAGACGGTGACGAATTAATGGCTTTTTATAGATTGCCTGTTACTCACGAACCAAAAATAAAAAAGAATCAATTTCCAAGAATTTTTACATACAACTCAGGTTGGACTCATGAAAGATTTTTTGTAGATAAGTGGAGATTTGGAAAAGTAGAAGAAAAAGAAAAGTCTTTGCATAAAGCAATACACATGCTCAGCAAAGGAATAATGGTTAAAAAAGTAGCTGAGACCTTAGGGCTTACAACAGTTGGTTTACAACATAAGGTAGAAGGTTCCGGATTTACGGCAAAAGAGCTTAAAAAACTAAGTAGAAAAAATGACTATAGAAGAGTTGTAGGAATAGTTCAAAACGAACCAGAAGATGTATACGATATAAGTGTCGAGAAACATAAATGTTTTTGCACAGATAGTGTTGTTTTACACAATTGTCAAAAAGACGACAGTGGAAATATTTGCTCTATTTCTGTTAGCAATGATGATGTAAGAAGTGAAATAGAATTTCTGTTTTTTAACAGAAATATGATAAATTTAAATAAAAATGGATGGAGTTGGTTTAAAAATCTTTGTATTAACGGAGATCACTTTTTAGAGATAATAATAAATCCAGACAATCCAGAAGAAGGAATTTATAAAACTTCCACGTTGCCCGCAGAAACAATGTATAGAGTTGAAACCACCAGAGGTAAATTAATTGAGTTTCAACAAAGCAAAGAAGGGCCAGATTATAGCTCTTTAACCAATCCAATAGATCTAACAAGTAACAAGGATATAGAAAAAAGCACAGCCATAAGATTTAGCCCTTATCAAATAATTCATTTTAGAATTGGTGAAGATAGAAAAACGTTTTATCCATATGGTGTAAGTTTAATAGAGCCAGCCAGAAGTCCCGCACATCAATTAAGACTGATGGAAGATAGCATGGTTGTATATAGGCTTGCAAGAGCCAGTGAAAGAAGAGTTTTTTATATAGATGTTGGTCAATTGCCTCCACACAAAGTTGATTCTTTGATGGATAGAATGAAGGATCAATTTAGAAAAAGAAAAGTTGCAGGTGGTTATGGCGAAGGAGCAGATAAAGTTGATGAAAGATGGCAACCACCCGCAGTTGATGAAGATTTTTGGTTACCTCTAAGACCGGGTAGCAATACAAGGATAGAAACTCTTCCTGGTGCACAAGCACTTGGAGAAATAGATGATGCCATTTATTTTCGCAATAAACTTTTTGTAAGTTTGAATTTTCCAAAGAATTATTTCAATGGAGAAGATATAAACATTACAAAGGTGAGTTTATCATCACAAGATGTCAAGTTTGCTAGAAAAATAGAAAGACTCCAAGCTAGTTTTGAAGATGGTTTGTATGAATTGGCAGATCGTCATCTCACCTTAAGAGGATATCCACAAGAGTTATATAAAGATCTTAAAATAAAAATGACCCCTCCAAGTGATTGGAGAGAGTTAAGTAGATTAGATGTAATAAATGCAAGACTTGGAGTTGCAACTCAGCTAAAGAGTAGTGTTTTAATGTCTGATTATGATATTTATATAAACTGGCTTAAGTATTCGCAAGATCAAACCGATGAGATGCTCGGAAGATTAAAGATTCAAAAATTAGAGGAACTTAAGATACAGGTTCTTTCGCAAAATCCTCAATTATTGGGGGTTGGGGTTCCAAGCGATCAATCATCAGAGCCGGAATTAGGCACTGAGCCAGGTGGTCCATCTGCAAATCTAGAAGCCCCAAAAGAACAAGGCGATCAGCCCGCAGAAGGTCAGCCAGAAGGGCAAGAAAATCAAGAAGTTAGCCCAGAGGGACAACAATCAAATTCTCAATCACTACCAGAACCAAGCAAGGAAGATATAGAGAAGTACGGACTAGAGATAAGAGATTATGAAACAGAAATGGATGAAGAAAATCCAGACTATTCTGTAGACAGTTAATATGCTAATATCTTATTGTTCTCAGATAAAAAATAGATTTCATCAGTTTAAACAAACATTTGATCACAATTTAGAAGTAATAAAATCTAACGAAAATACTGAGTGGATAATAGTAGACTGTGAATCTTCTGATGATGTCTCTGATTTTATGAATTATTTTATAAAATCAAAAAAGTATTTTAATAGAATTCATTACTATAGAACTTTGAATTTTAAAAATTACTCCATACCTATAGCCAAGAATTTTGCCGCCAGATTAAGCTCTGGCGATTATTTATTTAATATTGATATTTATAATTTTATAGGAGATGCAACTTAAAATATAATGAAAATAGGACCAACAAAAGGAGTTTGTTGTAATGTGTTTAGAAAAGGAGTGTATGGAAGAATAGGATATTCTAAGGAAGTTTTTAATAAAGTTGGTGGTTATGATGAATCCTTTTTGCCTGCCGGTAAACATGATACGGATTTAAAATTGCGATGCGAATTAATTGGATATATTTTTGTAGATATACCTTGCAAAATGGAAGCAATTTTAAACTCTAAGGATGAAACTACAAAAAATATTGTTTCTGATTTGGATTGGAAAACAATGAATATTGTTAACACTAAAAAAATGCATGAGAATATTTCTAATAATAATTTCTGTCCTAATAAAAAATTTACTAAATGTGAGTTAATACACAATTTTTCTAAAAATATAAACATATGATATTTTTTAATAAAAATCGAATGGAGAATATTCCTGGACATATAGTTGATAGTTTTATTGAAAATAAAGAAAATGAAGAAAAGATAGAAAAAGACATCGTCAGTATAACTTTAAACAGGTCTTATATAAAAGAAATAACAGGAATTCATAATTACACAAGCCTTGCAACCTACTACCACCCTGACCCAAATTCACAAGGTGGATTTCCATATATAAGAAAAGACGGAGTTGTAAACAGAAGTGTTTCAAAGTATTCTGATTCTGTTTACCTACATAAACTTGTTCTTTCCACAAAGCTTTTAAGCATTCTTTATTATGTAACAAAGACAGAAGAATATGCCTTAAGAGCAATCAATATGATCAGGGTTTTTTTTATAAATAAACAAACTAAAATGAACCCTAATTTAACCTACAGTCAAGTTATTGTTACTGGGGAAAAAGAGGTTAAGACTAGAGGGTTAATAATAGATGCCGACAAGCTTTTTATTCTCTCAGACATAGTCGAAATACTGAAGACAAGCCCCGAGTGGACAGACTTGGATGAAGAGAATATAAAAAATTGGTTTAGCGACATATCAAATTGGTTTTTAACAAATCCAAGAGGTATCAGGCAGGGTGGATATTATCATAATATAAAAACATCTTATGCGAAACAATTAATTTCTTATTTATGTCTTGCTGGAAGAGTGCAGGAAGCAAAAGAATATATTTCTAACAATATAAAAGAATTATTAAGCAATCAAATAAGCCCTACAGGACTACAGGTCAGAGAAATGGATCGTATTAAAAACAGGCATTATTGTGATTATAATTTATCTTTATTGTGCGAGTTGGCTAAAATATGTTATAATTTAGGATATGATATATGGAATTATGAAGATAATAATGGATACGGAAGTATAAAAAAAGCTATGTTGTTTATGGCAAGTTTTTATGAAAATGATTGGGAATATTCAGATGAAAAAAACACAAATGATCCAATGACAAGAGGTTGGCTTTATTCTGGAGTTTATGTTTACGATGATCCAATACTTTTAAATTTATTTGAAAAAATAAAATTAAATAAATTTTATTTACCCGAATACATTAGTAGACCAACTATCAAAGATAATTTTTAACTATATTAGTGTATGTTAGTCAAGAAATGCCTAGAAAATAGTGGTTTTATAAAGCCGCTGCTCGTACCACCAGATTCAATGATAGGACCATCGTTAAGCAATCCAACAATATATGTAAGTAGGATTGGCGAGATATTGGTTAATCTTAGAAATCTAAACTATGTTTTGTACCATAGTGAAAGTGGAATTTTTGAGCATAGTTGGGGTCCGCTTTGTTATTTGCATCAAGAAAATGACCAGAGATTAATAACAAATAATATACTGTGCAAGCTAGATGAAAATTTTAACATAAAACATAATAAAATTATTGATACAACCTTTTTAGATGAAACTCCAATGTGGGAGTTTGTTGGGTTGGAAGATGGTAGATTGGTTGAGTGGGATGATAAATTATTTTTAAGTGGAGTAAGAAGAGATACAACTGTAAATGGTGTTGGAAGAATGGAGTTATCTGAGATTGTTTATAAAAAAGATAGAGTAATAGAGAAAAGTAGACTAAGAATACCTGCTCCTGGCGCCGACAATAGTTATTGTGAAAAAAATTGGATGCCAGTTATTAATAAGAAATACACGTATGTTAAATGGACTAACCCCACAGAGGTAGTTGAAGTTAATCCAGAGGATAAAACTTGTAAAACAATAATATTAACGGAAGAAAAAAAGTTAAACACCAGAGACTTAAGAGGAGGATCTCAGGTAATTTTTTTAAATGATCATTATTTAGCCTTGGTCCACGAGGTAGATTTATATAATTCCGAAGCTGGAAGAAAAAATGCAGTATACACCCACAGATTTGTTGTGTGGAATAAAGATTTCGAAATAGTAGAAGTGTCTGATTCTTTTTCATTTATGGGAGCAAAAATAGAGTTTTGTTGTGGAATGGCAGAATATCAAGATAA